TCTTTAACCCATCATGCTTTGACTAAAGCAAGTGGGGTACACATTTATTCATGTTGACTAGACATTCCCCTAAAAAGGGGTACTCCACGAGGGGAGTGTCAGTGTATGCAAAGCCTATGTGATCGTCTATAATGTGTAAAAAGACTCATACATGGTATCCATATACATACAGAACTGTTTAATTTTGCGTCCATCGTTCCTACGGACGGCGGGATAATTTTATTGGCTTTCCAAGCCATAGCGGTGCTTGTACATTTCGAGACATTCATCGAAGTCTCGATCTAACATAGCACAGCCACCTGCGATCCCATGTTTTGCAGCTACTCTCTTCATCTGAGTACGCCGCATTTCATAATGATCACGACCATAAGCAAACCACTCTCGCATAGCACCATCAATGTTTTGCATCGATTGTTCTAAAGGAGTAATTGCTTTGGATTTCAAAACAGATGTCAAACTTTTAAAAACCGAAGTTTCATCAAGTGCACCCATCCATTGGTCCAATTCCTCATTATACACATTTTTCCTCTTCAGAAAATCTGCGTCTTCATCCTTCATAAAAGGAATTGGTTTGGATTCTTTATCAGGCATGGTGAACACCATATCTCGCTCTTTCAAAAAATCAGCGTAAGATACATGATTATATTCATCATACCCTGGCTTAACGGAACCCTTAACGTCATCACCATATGTCATCATTGATGCTACTTCTCTATAAGGAGGAACTTTCTTTCCTTCATAAATTTTAAAGTAAGCAGTACGCAATAATAACGAATTAACTATAGAATTAATATATACAGTCAAATTTTGTCCAGAAGGGTTGGAACCAAAATGCTGTAAAAGATCACCATTATAAGCCATTACAGGATATGCTACATCAGTAGCAATACCCCGCATTATAATAACATCTTCTTCAGAATAGCCAAATTGCTGGGCAATTATGATCAATACATCAAATGCTGCCAAAATTAATTGAGCAGGCATTCGCAAATCATATTTACTATAATCACCAGCAAGTATTCTATCAGCTCCAAACTTTCTCATATGCTCCACTAGAATACTAAATTCTGGCCCCATGGTATTAATACCAACGCCACATTCAGCATCCAATGGAAAAAGAGACAAAAGACGGACAATAGGTAAGTAATATTTCCTAATCACCAACTGCAAAGCAATTGGTGAAGCTTGAAACACTCTCACCTTGTCTTTTGTTTTCCGTGTCGGCTCATCCTTCAGACAAGCCTTAAAAGGAACATGACATCGTCTCCCTTGACGATATTCATTTTCCATCCTATCTGCTTCGTTCCAAAATTGTTGATCCAATTTAGCAGGACAAGCAACACCTGGAAAATCGTCAGGATCAAGCCGTTCAATATACCGTTCCTTGGCTCCCGACAAAGGATACCCAATAGAAGTTTGCGGATTTATCTTATCAATGAATCGCAATCCATCAATACCACAAATATTTTCCATTTGAGTTAGCGGACGAACATATTCAGCTAATTCAGGTATGCGTTTAACACATCCTATCATATGCTGAGCATAATCGTCCACTGCAGGAACAAGCAACGACGGCTCGACTCCTATAGATGGATTACATGACACTAATAATGATTTTTCCCAAGCATCACCTAAATGAAACTTGGGTCTATCAAAAAGTTTCTCGACATCACACTCTTCACAAACAGAGTCTGCTATAGGAGTTTCAATCACACTCGAATAATATGTGGCACGTCCAGCACAAGTGCCATACACATCTAAGTGTGCATTAGCAGGCAATTTATTCAAAGGACTCTTCTCATGAAGTGTCTTTGACATCAAAACTGTTTTGCCATACGTTTGCTCTTGTAATTTTCCCTGTGACGCACCAATACAAACACCCGATTGTTGTGACAACAACATTCGCGCTTGTTCATACTCGGCACGTGTAATCATATTTAATGCACCATTATGTGCACCATTAGTACCTGCAACATGAAATCCTGCAATGAGAGCTTCATGTGTGCGGGTTACTAATGTTCCCATACAAAGACCAGGACCGGTCTTAGTACCAAGTACATATTCAGCACCGAAATACTTTTTATGAACATTGGTGTGTACCATTCCAAAGGTACCTACCGTATCACTAGTCACAAGCTTAGGAATAACTTCATTCCACATATGCTTGTAAATAAACCGCAAAGGTATTTTACGATTTTCA